GACTGGAAGCGACCAATGAACGTAACGTTCATTGACCGTCTTTAGGCGAGCAACCAAAGCGCTGAAAGGCACATGTGACCGAATGCCTGTGAAACGGGCTCGAGCCGCGCGGACCATGTATGGGAAGAAATACTTCCTGACACGGTTCGCGACGGCCCGAGGGAATATGCGAGGATTCGACTTCCTTGCAGGGTCAGCGAAACCATAGGTTAACGCTACCCCTGAAGCTTCCACGATGTGCTGCTCTTTGGCAGAGGGGAATCCAATACGGACTCCTCCCTTACCATTGAACGGCACCCGGGAAGCTCGAACCAAGATCGTCGAGCTCGCATAGTCAGACAGCACGGACTTCTCCGCGGCTTCTCGCCCGGGATTCGGTAAGGCGCTGTTCCAAGCTGCACCAGGGGATCCTTCGATCTTCCTAGTGCAGTAGAGCAGCCCTGCGACCCCGCGCTTGAAGAAGCGGGTAATCCGTGACGTCCCCGTCGGCTTTCCGCGGAGAGGCGGTAACCCGGCACCTCCGAGTGCCCTAGGCAGCTCGGGGCAGAAACCGCGTTCCCTGAACCAGCGCCAAGCGCTGGGCCAGAGGACACGGACTGCCCGACGAACTGCATGGGGTAACCCTGAGTGACGGGTTAGCGTCTCTATCGTCGGACCGAGCGCAACCCACCACGGGGCTTCCGCATGACCAACTATGCGAGGTCGCACCAGTCCACGAAGTGGAACGGATGCGACCCGCCTTACTCCGACGCAACAAAGGCAGGGGGAACCCTGCCCACGTTGGAGTAATCTTAGGTCAGTTGTGCCCCGTCCGAGGTCCCCAATACGACGAAGCCGCGAGGCTTCCCATTGAGAAGACACCGGAACCTGCACCGAGGTGCAGATTTCGAATATCTCTTCAGTGAACACACACCGCCTTTCAGCGATGTAGTGTTTCGTCTTGGAGACCACGGCACCGCAGTCTCTGAGGACGGAATTGTAACGGTTGATAACCCGTCTGGGCCACCAACCAACAAGATCGTCCCCACAGATCGCGGTGCATGGAGAGCGCTCGGCGTAGAGCCCCACCCGGGGGCCTGAGATTGAAGGGGCAACTAGTACAGACCATGCATACTCGGACCAGAATAACTGGGCCAAGGAAAGTATGGACCACGTTGTGGGTAATCCCATAAGGATTCCCCGCTGCGTGGTACTGACAGGTTTCCCCTCAAGACCAGGCCAGGTGATGATCTGAGGACCTGTTAAGGTCGCTAAGATCCCACCTGCCCACTCTGGCAGATAAGGCGACCCACGGAGGAGCCCCTTTACAAGGGCTCCGATGAAGTCGGCTGCGAGGGTGTCCGAAGCTGCAG